GAGCGCCGGATTCACCCGACACAGAAGCCGGTGAAGCTGTACGAATGGCTGCTGCAGCAGTACGCACAGCCGGGAATGAAAATTCTTGACACGCATTTTGGCAGCGCATCTCTTGAAATTGCTTGTGCAAATCTTGGTTTCTCGGTGTCTGCTTGCGAAATAGACGAAGACTATTTTTCATCTGGTAAGGAGCGCATCGAAGCAGCCTACGCACAAGGTAGGCTGTTCGCATGAGCCGAGTAACCATCATCCGTACCGGCGAGCCATTCCCGCCCGAGTCGATCCTTGAGCATGTTCGCCGGTTCCTGTTTGGAACTTTTGACGGATGGCGCGACGACGACAAGAAGAGTTGGCGCCGGATGTGGAAGCGCCTTACGAACCTTGAGGCTGGAGAGTTCTCAACGATTGAGTTCGTCATTCCACGAAACGCGAAATTCCATCGCAAGTTCTTCTCGATGCTGAACTTTGCTTTCGATTCATGGGAGCCAAAGCGGACACGGAAAACCTACAAAGGAAAAGAAGTCGCCAAGAACTTTGAGCGATTCCGCAAGGACGTTTTGATCATGGCCGGGTTCTATGACCAGACGTTTGATCTTCGCGGAAACATGAAGCTGGAAGCGCACAGCATCAGCTTCGCAAGCATGGATGACGCGGAGTTCGAGCAGGTCTATTCCGCTGTCGCCACGGTGATTCTTGAGCATGTTCTGACTGGCTACTCAGGCCGTGAAGAGCTTGATCGTGTTGTCGATCAGATGATGGGGTATCTATGAAACGCGCTTGGAGTGAGTCGCTTTGTGTAATGGTCTTCGGTCGACTTTCTGTCGTCGCCGAGGCCGAGCGCAAGGACCGTCTGAGCAGCATCACCATCCGGCTGGTCGGCCTGCCGGCCAAGCAACAGGAGTTGTTTCAATGAAAAAGCCGGATTCATACGAGAAGATCCACATGGGGCGGGTGGCCGAGATTGGCTGCATCCTGTGTCAGCATCTTGGCTATGGCGCTACGCCGGCTAACGTCCATCACATCCGAGAGGGCGCCGGCATGGGCCAGCGTTCGCCGCATTATCTGACCGTTCCGCTTTGCCCGGAGCATCATCAGGGCGCCAGCGGCGTGCATACGCTCGGGCCGAGCCGGTTCTACACCCGCTACAAGCTGGACGAACTGGATCTGTTGTCGATGACGATCGATCGATTGATGAGGAACAAATGAACTACGTGACCAAAGAGCGCGAACGCATGGGGCTGTGGATCGTTGGAATATCGCACCCGTTGCCGGTGTTTCACGTCGGGAGTGGCCATGCTCCGCTGGTCTGAAGAACAGCTTTGCGAGCATCACGCCAAGCGCCAGGGTAGGGCGGAAGCCATGGCCGAAGCGAAAGCGCATGTGGCCGACGCGCCGCGGGCGAAGTATCGCAACAAGAAAACCGAAATCGGCGGCGAGAAGTTCGACAGCAAGGCCGAGGGCGGGCGTTTCGTCGCGCTGCGCCGGATGCAGGAGGCCGGGCTGATAATCAACCTGCGCCGGCAGGTTTCGTTCGAGTTGGCGCCGGCTGTGAAGATTCCGGGAAAGGGCAGGATGTCGCCACCGTTGCGGTACTTCGCAGATTTCGTCTATGAGCAAGATGGAAAGCAGATCATTGAGGACGTGAAGGGGCAGGAGAAAGTGACCGAGGGATACCGCATCAAGCGTCACCTCATGGCGGTCATGGGATACCAGATCATCGAGATCAGAAAATCTCGTACTCGCAAAGCCATTCCTGTGTAGAATTTTCCCTGTAGTGCCGGAGCGCGTCTGGACTCCGAAGGCATCCTGGCCTTACGCGCAAGGAAAGAAAAAGCCCGCTTCGTGCGGGCTTTGACTTGTTCAGGATTCGGAAACATCGCAATCCTCTTCATCGGGGTTGGGGTCGTGGTCAAGAACCTTGGCGTTGCAGCAGTTCGATTCGCAATCAATCTGATGATGAACGCCCTTGCTGCCCCAATACTCATAGCTGCCGATGCCGTTATCGACTGCCACGCCATAGCACTCGGCGCCGCAGCACTCACACCAGCCTGTAACCTGATCGTCGTCGTCCGGTTCGCCATGACAGCCAGCGTAGCGTTCGCAGTGTTCGTCTTCGTGGGTTCTCATACCTCAACTCCATTGTTCAATGCGATCAATCGCGTTTGTTCAAGGGCTTCGTCAAGCGAAGGATGCCGGCTATACCGCTTGAACGGAGCAGCTGGCGTAGCCTTGACATCGACGTACCAGTATCCGTCGTGGTAGGTCATCTTGATGCTCATGCTGCACCGCCGAACTTTTTTGCATCTGCAATCTGTTCATCCGTCATCCGGTCATGCTGCCCAATTCCGAGCAGCTTGCGGATAGGCTGGCCAATGTGCGATGAGCCGCCTTGATGGTGCCACAGGGTCCAGAGCAGGGCGCCTTCCATCTGCTGGCGCTTCGGATGGTGTTCAATCGTGTCGGCATCCGGGTCGATGCACTCATTGGACGGGTCGCAGACGACGGCCATGCCCCAAATGACGCGGGAGATTGATCCTCGATTGAGCAGATCACGAAGCCCATCAATCAGGAGTTTGTACTGCTCCTGGTCGTCGGTATCAATCCACTCAATACCTTCGCTGTCTTGGTCACTGGAAAGTTTCGATGGGAAGTATCCGCGCTCGATGTCGTCAAGCACGTTGGCTATTTCCATTGCCATGTTGATGTCCTCCTCAGAGGCTTTAGCCATTTTCATTTTGAATGTCCTTTCCGGCGCCTGGCCGGTGTGAGAAGTACGCGGCGGGCAATGCCGATATCCACGCCAGCACGGGCCATGCAGAAAGCCGCGGCGCGAACGCTTGAGTATTCGCAAACGAAGATGCCAAGCTCGACAAGTTCGGATTGCTTTTGGTTTGAACGACGGTCCATGATTGGTTTCCAGTAGGCAATCAGAACAGCACAACAACGACTAGCCATGCCCAGGCAACGGTTAGCGCGATGCAATTGATGGCGACCAGACACAGGGCAGGGTCTTCGCGCAGTTCTTGGATGATGGGTTGGCGTTTCATGGTCAGACTCCTTTCTGCCATGGGGCGCGACCTTCACACATATCGATCAACATTTTTGATTGTTCGGCGCTAGCTGCGGCGCTAGCTGCGTCCCTAGCTGCGGCGCTAGCTGCGTCCCTAGCTGCGGCGCTAGCTGCGGCGCTAGCTGCGACCCAAGCTGCGGCGCTAGCTGCGTCCCTAGCTGCGTCCCAAGCTGCGGCCCAAGCTGCGGCCAGTTCGCCGTCAGTAGCTAATCCGTTGGCGTGGCGCTCTGCGACATCCAAGGCATCTTTGCTGCGCTGGTCTGTCATCAGGTGTTCTACTTGACGAGCGCACCAAACGGCGAATAGTCGAATGTCTCTGTCTCGTCCCGCGTTTTCGATGCAACACAATGCCCATATCGCATCTTCAATTCCGTTGCTGGCTAGAATTGAAACAATACTTATCAGGTCTTTATGGGGGAATCGGATATACGTCTCCCGTTTGCCATCATCATCCGAGAATGGCTTTCCTTGGATGGCGCGAACAACTTTGTTGTATCCGCCGATGCAGGCTCCGTTTTTGCGCAAATCGGCAAGGGTGACGGTAAATTTAGTTTGTTGATTACTCATGATTCGCTCTCCGTAAGCGAGTGGATAGGTGGATGCCCCCGGTAGGGGCGCCGGGATTTTTCGTACTCTTGACGATTCATGCTTGACATTTTGCACTCCGATGTAAAATGGTTGCTGCACAGTAGGCAATCACAGTATAGCAAACGGGTAAAAAATGGCAAACGAATCTTGCGCAGCAATCGGGGAGCGGCAAAGGGTCATGGATATGTTCAGGGCAGGGCGATCAAAGGCGGAAATCGCCCGCGAACTCGGCAAGGACAAGAAAGCCGTAGGGAAGATGCTGGCCCAGGCTATTCGGGAGAAGGCCAATGCTTGATCTTTTCGACAAGGCGATAACCACGCTGCTGTTTGCCTTGGACTTCATCGTGCCTCGCTTCATCACCGAGGATGTGGCGCTGCGCTATGTCGGTAATCCTGTCATGTCCAGTTTCTCCGAATGGGGAGACTATGAAATCGCCTGCAGCATGGACGATGTTCAACCCGGTGAAGAGTTCGATGGAATCGGTAGTGTCGATGCCTTCCAGTTCCTTGGCTTTGGGCTGACGTACCGGGTAGGGAACTTTCGCCCGTTCGTGAATCCGCATGGGGTTGGCCATGGCTGACGGGAAAGCGAAGCGCCCTCCCGTTGATTGCAAGTCAGCGGAGAGACGCCAGACTAAGACCAGAAAGATGACGCCAAAAGTGGCGCGATTCGTGGATGAATATCTGATTGACCTGAACGCCACGCAAGCGGCAATCAGGGCCGGATACTCCGCAAAGACAGCGCAAGAGCAGTCAAGCCGCTTGTTATCGAATGTTATTGTGCAGGCCGCCATCGATGAGCGCATAAAGGCCCGCGAGAAGCGCACCGAAATAACGCAGGACAAGGTACTTGCCGAGCTTGCGAAAATCGGCTTTTCCGACATCCGTAAGGCCGTTAAATGGGGCGATGGAATCGCCGTCAAAGATCCAGAATCAGGCGCGGTAGAGATTGCCAACGGCGTTGCTTTGGTCGGTAGCGATGAAATCGACGACGCTACTGCAGCATCAATCTCCGAGGTAAGCCAGACTGCCCAAGGCCTGAAGATAAAAATGCACGACAAGCGCGCCGCTCTGGTCGACATCGGCCGGCACCTTGGAATGTTTAACGATAAGGTAACGCTCAAGGGTGATTCCGAGAATCCACTGCATCTGCTGATGGGGCAACTCGCCGGCAAGACATTTAAGCCGGTTGAAGAATGATGGCTGACGTTTCGTTCCCGCCAATGGACGAAATGAGCGAAGAGCAGTTTTCTGTCGCCATGAAATCTCCAATGTGGCGGCTTGAAAACCTTTACTACATCAAGACCAAGAGCGCTGATGATGAAGACGAAGATGGTGACGGCGTTGTTGTCAAGTTCAAGCCGAACAGGGCTCAGCGGCGACTACTGGAGCGCCTGCACTACAAGAACCTGATCCTCAAGGCTCGGCAACTTGGTTTTACGACGCTGATCCAGCTCCTGTTCCTAGACTTCGCCATGTTCACGCCCAACCTGAACATCGGCGTGATAGCCCATACCGACGACGCGGCGAAGAAGATCTTCAAGAAGATCAAGTTCGCCTACGACCGGCTACCCCAGGCGCTGCGCGACGCCAACCCTCTTACCACCTGCAGCGTGCGAGAGATGGTGTTCAAGAACGGCAGCACGATTACCGTCGGAACGTCGATGCGCGGCGACACCATCCACTACCTGCACATCTCAGAATACGGGAAGATCTGCGCCAAGTTCCCGGATCGCGCAGAGGAAGTCGTAACCGGAACGCTTCCGGCCGTCCCTGACACGGGCATGGTGTTCATAGAATCTACCGCCGAAGGCCAGGACGGAGACTTCTACGACAAGAGCCAGCGAGCCGAGGCGCACTACAACGCAAAAACAAAGCTAACTCCCAAGCAATACAGATTCCACTTCTTCCCGTGGCACGATGAGGTTGGATATTCCATGCCTGCGGCTGGTGTCATCATCAGCCAGAAAGAGCATGAATACTTCGATCAGATCGAGGCAGAGCTTGGCAAGGTGATTACGCCTGAGCAGCGCGCATGGTGGATATCGACCCGAGACGAAACATTCTCCGGGCAAAACGAGCGGATGTGGCAAGAGTATCCAAGTACGCCGAAGGAAGCCTTTCAGCAATCGACCGAAGGCACCTATTACGCCGTGCAACTTGCAGCCGCCAGAAAGACCGGCCGCATTGGCATGTTCCCGCATGTGGACAACACGCCGGTAAATACCTTTTGGGACATCGGAAATTCGGATGGAACCGCGATCTGGTTCCATCAGCGCATTGGCGCCGAGAACCGTTTCGTCAAGTTCATTGAGGGCTGGGGCGAGCCGTACAGCTATTTCATCAAGGAAATGCAGAAGCTCGGCTATGTGTGGGGTACTCACTACCTTCCGCACGACGGCGACCACAAGCGGCAGCAGGGAGACAAAATAGCCTCGCCGTTCGATGAGCTGATCAAGTTCAAGATTGGCGGCAATTGGGTGATTGTTCCCCGCGTCGAGGATGTGAATCACGGCATCCAGAAGACCCGCGAAGTATTCGGGCAATGCACGTTCGATGAGTCTGGCTGTAAGGATGGAATTGCCCATATTAGCCAGTACAAGAAGGAATGGAACGCCCGCCTTGGATGCTGGGGAAGTAATCCACGCCACGACATCCATTCAGAAGCGGCAGATGCGCTCCGCCAGTTCGCCCAAGGGTATCGGGCCAAGTCAGTTATCGAAACACCGCGCCGTCGTCGAGACACACCAGATTGGCGCACCGCGTAGCCAGGAGATAGACCATGCAACCAATGACCGCTGTGATAGCAGGCCAGGAACAAGAGAATCAAGCCGAGGAAAAAGCAGAAGGCGAGGAAGACTGCGGCTGTCTGGATCTGCTGACCTTCACGCAATGGGTTCAGGAATGCCAGGATCAACCGGCGTGGCGCTCGAAGGCTGACCGCGAGTGCGACTACTACGACGGCAACCAGCTTGATTCGGAGGTGATGCGCAAGGCCAAGGAGCGCGGATTGCCTCCGGCCATTGAGCCTCTTATCGGACCAACAATCGATGCTGTGCTGGGCATGGAGGCCAAGACGCGTACCGATTGGCGTGTGATTCCAGACAGCGACAAGGCAAACGACGATGTGGCCGAGGCGCTGAACTACCGGCTTAACCAAGCCGAGCGCCATTCCAAGGCCGATACAGCTTGCAGCGAAGCCTACGCCAGCGAAATCAAGGTCGGTATCGGCTGGGTTGAGGTGGCACGTGAGCAAGACCCGTTCAAGTACAAGTACCGCTGCGGATCTATCCACCGGAACGAAATCTGGTGGGATTGGAAGGGCAAGCCTGACTTGAGCGATTCCCGCTTCCTGATTCGCCGGAAGTGGATGCACCGCAAGCAAGCGGCGCTGATGATCCCGGCCCAGGCGGAACTGATCGAACACGCGGGCGCCGGCTGGCAGCAGTTTGACCCCGGCATGTTGAGCCTTGAAGGTGGCGCCTCGACTGGCCTATCGAATGCGTGGCTGGATGAGCGCGGCTGGTCGATTGAAGAGCAGCAATGGCGCGACATCCACAATCAGCAAGTGTGTTTGTTCGAGGTCTGGTATCGGGATTGGCAGCGCGTGACGGTCATTACGTCTCCGGATGGCCGCGTGATTGAGTATGACCCGGCGAACATCATGCACCAGCAGGCCGTTGCTTTGGGCGCCGTCAAGGTTTCCTCGGCAGTGATTGGCAAGATGCGCCTCGCTTGGTTCATGGGTCCGCACAAGCTGGCCGACATGAAGACGCCCTACAAGCACAACAAATTCCCCTATGTGCCGTTTTGGGGCAAGCGCGAGGACCGCACCAACGTACCGTATGGCCTGATTCGCGGCATGATCTACCTGCAAGACGAGGTGAACGCCCGTATCGCCCGGATGCAATGGGGCTTGTCGGCCACGCGCACGACCCGCACCGATGGCGCCGTGCTGGATGATGATGATACGTTCCGCGATGAAGTCGGCCGACCGGATGCCGACATTGTTCTTGACCCCGAGGCCATGCGCCAAGGTGGCGTCTTCAAGGTTGAGCGCGACTTCGACCTGAATCAGCAGCAGTTCAACCGTCTGGTTGATGCCCGCGAAGGGATCAAGCGTGTCGGCAATATCAGCGATGCGTTCATGGGGCAGGGCGCCCAGTCGCAATCGGGTGTGATGCAGGCCGGATTGGTCGAGCAGACAAGCCAGAACCTCGCCGACATCAACGACAACTTCAAGGAATCCCGGCAGGCAGTCGGCGATTTGTTGCTATCGCTGATTATCGAGGACATGGGAAACAACCAAGAATCGGTCTTCATTGATGGCCAGTCGCTCAAGGATGACAGGGTAGTTGAACTGAATGTGCCGTCTGTTGATCCGGATACCGGCATCGAGTATCTGGACAACGATGTGCAGCGCACGCAGTTGAAAGTCACGCTGGCCGATGTGCCGAGTACGCCGAGCTTCCGGACCAACCAGCTTGCGGCGATGTCAGAAGCATTCAAGTCGGCGCCGCCCGAGTATCAGAAGGTGATGATGCCGCACCTGTTCAGCTTGATGGACGTGCCAAACAAGAAGGAGATCATCGAGGCAATCAAGGAGTTTGGAAATGGACAGCAGAGCGAAGAGCAGATCCAGCAGCGCATCAACGATGCCGTTCAGGCCGCACTGACCAAGGCCATGGTCGAACTGAAGACCCGCGAACTGGATATGAAGAAGCCGCTCATCGATGCCCAGGTCAAGAAGACGAACGCCGAGTCGGTCAACAAGAACGTCGAGGCTCAGTTCGGCGCCATCCAGACAGCACAGACCATCACGGCTATTCCGCAGACGGCGCCGCTGGCCGACATCCTGTTGCAGTCGGATGGCTTCGTGGATGCAAACGGAGGAACGATCATGCCGGCTGCGCCGGTTCCTGTGGCTGGCGCCATGCCAGCACATGAAGGACGCCCGGCCGAACTGGATACGCAGCAGGTAGAAGCCATCCAGCGGCAGCAGCCATCGACGGCGCGTGAAATTCTCGGCCGGCGCAATACGTCACCGCAATTTCCGGCTCGACTAGAAAATCCAGGCGCCGGAATGAACTTGGGAATAGAGGGTGGCGTAAATGGCTGACAAATACGGTAGATACACAATCATTCATGAGGTTGAAAAAAGCAACGGCATGCGCCGAGCCTTGTGCCGTTGCGACTGCGGAACAGAGCGGATCGTGTTTGTCAAAAATTTGAAATCCGGAAATTCAACATCTTGCGGATGCAGATCAGCAGAGGTAACGGCAAGTAAAAATTTCAAACATGGACAGTCAAAAACTCCGACGTGGCGCATATGGTCAGGAATGATTCAGCGTTGCAGCAGCGCGGCAACTGGTAAAAATAGAGAGTGGTATTTCGGGCGAGGAATTCGTGTCTGCGAAAGGTGGATGGACTATTTGAATTTCTTGGCAGACATGGGCGACCGCCCTGATGGAATGCAGATAGACAGAAAGAATAATAACGAAGGTTACAGTCAAGAAAATTGCAGATGGGCAACTCCACTAGAGAACGGAAGAAATACACGACACAACACGATTCTGACGTTTGACGGAGAGTCTTATCCTATTTCCGTCTGGTCGGAGAGGAAGGGATGGCCGAGACACGTCATCTGCAACAGGTTGCAGTATGGATGGCCTGTTGATCGAATTCTGACGGAGCCTGTGCACAAATCAAACCGATCAAC